GAAGATTTATAACAATAAAGAATCAGGTATAGAAGAAAAAGAAAAAGCTATGAATATTTTGTTATCTCACTTCTTAAAACGGGTGGAATAAATTACTGGCATCATTTATATATTGTTTATAGTTTTACTCACTAAACATATATAAATTTAAGAATGTTGCAATAGCATGAACTCTTAATAAGTGTAAGCCCAGTATTTTAAAAACGAAAATTCGTTACCGAAAATCTTATGAAAATTGATGTTTACACTCTTTTACCAGATAGAGTAAAAGAATATATTGCTGAAGAGATCAGCGAAGCACTAGCTAAAAATAATATTGATAACTCAGCAGTTAGTTGGGATATTGATTGTGATGTATTAGATATAAAGGAGGATTTATAAATGATTGATAACCCATTACCAGATCAAGTTATGGAAGAAAAAGATAACCAATATCTATCTGAACAATTTTATGAACATTGTGAAGATAAAGCTAAAGAAATAGCACAAGAATTTAATTTAAAATCAGAATTTTTAGATGATTTTATTGAATATTATGCTGATATATGTTCAGAATCAGATGAAGGTTATAGCTTGATTAATGAAAAATCAATAATAGATGATTGGTGGGAAGAAAATGAACATCTATATGATGATTATTTAAGTCCTTATGAAGTAGAACCTAGTGATGATGAAATGATGAGTAGTTTTGGGACAAAATGGCATGATGGATTATAAATTTATTTTTTAGTCTTAGCAATAAAGTCATGTATAGCTTCACGAATTAAAAAACCAACAGATAACCCTGCTCTTGAAAGGTCTTTCAATTCCTGGTAGTCATCA